TTGACACGATTGCCCATGCGGGTTGACTAAGCATTGGGTTCACTCCTACACAAGGTGACATAACGAACACTCTCACTCGCTCTGGCTGCCGACTCACTCTCACTCTCGCTCTCACTTTTCGCTCTCGCTCTCTCCGCTGACCGTTCTCCGCTCTCACTCTCGCACAAACAGTATAGCACCAAACGGCCAGCAAGTCAATACATAATCAGTCAACTCCGGGACCCTTCAACCAAAATTGGGACTCCCAGAACACACCGCAACCTCACCCCGAGCGCCTGTCCCCACTTTTTCGCGCAATTGCGTCGAGGTTTTCGTGTTCCGCCAGACCTCTCGTGCCGACATGCTCGTGCAGCGTGTTGTGACTGTCTCACAGCACATGATACACACATGAACATAACGTAGAAAAACGAGTGTCTTCGAGGGCGGTTTTCTACGAAGAAGAAGCGGGGGTTTACGGTCTGCTAGCCTGTCTCATGTCTCATACGGGTCCCATATATATATGAGAAAATGAGTAACAACTTGACATTCTTCATTATACGGCGGGTGGGCGCAGGGTCTCACCACTTGGTGTGTGGTGAGAACCCTGGCCCGAGTCTCACCGTCTCACGTGAGTCTCAGACTGGAATGAGACGTGAGACTACATAACACTGACAACCTACCCTGTGCTCTCTACCTTGCGCACGTCCTTCGGCAAAGCCCTAACCACTTTCATCGAGGTGGCGGAATGGCGGGTAGAGTACAGCGCGATCTTGTAAAGAACGACCTTGCGATCCACCCCGAACTTGGACCATCCCAGGTAAACGCCTCGCGCCACCTGGGGGAGTTTGCGGAACCACAGGTCCTTGGACGCTCCCCATTTGTAGTCCTTGTAGCCCACGTTCAAGGGTTCATCGCCCTCCCGACTGAGGCCCTTCGTGACTACTGCGGCGACGGTTACTTCGTCGAGGAGGGTGAAGCCGTTGTGGGTGCTTGCGAACCTGGGTTGTTTTGGTGGTCGGAGGGCTTGACGGGCTTTGAGCCCTCGTTGGCGTACGGCGTCTTGAAGGGCCTTGCCGCGAAGGTGAGTGCAGAGGAGTTCGGTAGTTGCGGTCATGCCGCCCAGCGCTCACAGGTGGCGTTACGTGCGCGCTCGAAGGACATGTAGTAGAGGGGGGAGCGGAGGCAGGTGCAGATATCGGTGCCCACTTTGACGTACCGGCAGTGGATGCAGGGGCGTTTGGTGTGGGTGAGGAAACGGAAGTTTTTGCGAGGCTTGAGGTTCTTCATTGCGAAAATCTCCTTTTGGGGGTTCACCATTCCTCTAGGGGTTGTTTGGTGAAGCCGTCGCAGACGCGGAAGAAGGTTTCATCCCAGGTCAACTTGCGGCGGGGCTTGCGGATGCAGTAGCAGAACTCAGCGACCGGGTTGTCCTTATCAACCTCGAGGTGTTTGCAGCGGTTGCAGCAACGGGGGTTAGCGGAACGAGCGACGACGGTGCGGAAGTGTTTGCGGGGACCGAGGGGCCGTCCCCGGTAGCCGTGGGTCGAGATGTGAGCGGGAAGGTTGATCGAGTTACGGTCTGGGGGAGTCATGGGTAGCGTTCCTTTCTGTAAGGAGGGTGTCCCGGACAGCGTTGCTGAGGGGGTACCAGGAGGTGATTGGGATCACGACTACGAAGTCCTCTTCAGTGGTGTAGCGGAATTGCAGGGCCTCCATGGCGCCGACGTATGCGTCGTGGAGGGCGGCCAGGGTTTCAGGTTGCATCTAGGAGCTCCTTTAGGCGGGGGTTGCGTGCGATAGCACTGCAGGTCGGACACAGCCAGCCGGTCTCGAGCGAGTGAGTCCACCCGGTGGGGGTGAGACTGATGGCTTTGACGTTGTAGGTTTTGCCAGATACGTTGCGGCGCCAGGTCGCCTGGGTGCGAAGCCGGATCTCGAGGTTGCATTCATGGCAGCGAATGAAAAGGGAGAAGCTCATTGATTCTATCGCCTCCTCTTTCGTGCGCGGGTCTGTAGGTGGTCGTAGAGAATGGCTGCGATCGCGATACCGGCGGTGAGGACGGTGACCATGGCGAAAACGGGGAAGGGGTCGACTAGTTCGATCATTCTACTCCTTTCGGTTCCTCTGTGAGTGCGCCGGGGGCGTGGTAGAGTTCGTGGAGCGCGGCCCAGACTTCGGGCCACGCGGCCTTGAGTTTACAAAGATTGAGGGTGTCGGCCTTGCGCATGGCGGCCATGATCAGGGCGTAGAAGGGCGGGTCGTTGGCTGCGATTCTGGCGGATTCGCGGTAGTCGTAGAGGTAGCGTTGCGCGAGTTCGGATAGGTTTACGTAAGGCATGGACAACACTCCTTAGTCTACTCTCCTAATACCCAGACCCAATCGGGCCAGCGTGGTTCGAAGGACGCGATACGAGGGGGACCAGGGACGTAGGTGATGCGGAGTACGGTGTGCATGGCGGGCATTTGGTAGGCTCGGGGGGAGGGTCCCGAGGCCGCGCAGTTTTTCCAGGCGAGCCAGCGTGCCTGGCGGGTAGTGGTGGCGACAACGAGTTTGCAGATAAGGCTTTCATAGATCAGCTCCTTGCTGACGACGAGGTAGAGGTTGTACTGGGTCTCGGGAAACTGAACGGTTTGCATTAGGCGCTCTCCTCCCTGCGGCGAAGGTAGCCGGACTTGTCGTGTTCGAGTACGCGGTCACGGATCATCGCTTGGACCTTGCGGTAGATGGTGGCGCGACTCTTGCCTGACAGCTCTAGGGCCATCGTGACGACGTCGGAGGATTGTGTCCAGGCGGGGTAGGGGTCTAGGCATTCGAGGATGATGTCCTCATCAGGATCGGACGCGGCTTGGGGCACGTGGCCTCCTACATCTTGAAGGTAGCTGGCTTGGAAACAGAGTTGGTTTTCTGGGTCGTTCCACCATAGCAGGGCGCACTCGACTCCGGCTTCGCGTGCGACGCGGTTTTTGTCTTGGGTGAGAATGAGTCGATCGCCGTCACGGAGGACTTGGTAGGAGACCTCGACGTCATCGAAAAGGGCGGAGGCACCTCGGGCTGCGGCGCGGGGAGCGAGGCCTCCCAGGGCTGCGGCGCCCTTGGAGACGTGGTGCTGGATGATTACGGTAGCGCCGGTGAGGGTGGAGATCGCGCGCAGACGGGCGGCGGCTTGGGCCATTTGGCTGTTGGAGTTCTCGTCCAGGACCCCTAGAAAGTCGGCCAGAGAGTCCAGGATGATGAGGTTGGCGTCGCAGGTTTGGGCAGCTTCGGCGATGATCCAGGGCAGTTCGTCTGAGTCTAGGGCGCAGGGTGTGTAGTCTGAGAAGGTGATGGGCGCGTCGTTTAGGCAGTCTAAGGGGAGGTCGGAACCCCGTAGAATGGCGTCCACGCGCTCGGCGATGCGGAAGTCTTTGTTCTCCAGATCGACGTAGAGGGGGCGAAGGCCGCGCCTAACGGAGCGACCCATCCATCCCCGGTTTAGTGCTCCTGCGATGCACAGGTCGAGAAGAATGTAGCTCTTGCCGACCCCTCCGTGGCCGCTGAAGAGTACGGTACTCTCGGCGGGTAGGAGGTCCGGAATGAGGTCGGGAGGTATCGGTCTCCGATTCTGGAGAAGACTCCCGATGCTCCTCAAGGACAGACTGGAGGATCTCGAGGATGGCGCGTGCGTACTCTCCGAAGGCTTGGATGCACTCTTCGATGGCGCTGAAGGCAAAGTCTCCGGTACACTCAGCCCACTCTCGTGAATGATCGTCCCGAAGGTCACCGCACGTCCGGTCGTTGAGCGGTCTTTGAGACTCGTCCATTGCTTCCAGTTCTCCTTTTGGTTGTAGTGCTCGCCTGCGGAGGACCAGCTATCGAAGAGCTCCCAGGCGGCAGCCAGGCCGGGGTTTCCGTAGGAGGTGAACTTGGCTTTGAGGGCCATGGCGACGTGGAGCCAGCGATCGCGATCGTTGTACCAGTCCTGGCCGAGTTGGGCTAGGATCTCACGGGCGTCCTCGAGATCGTATTCGAGGTAGCCGTTGTTTTTGGCTCGGTTGGGGGGCAGCTCTTCTGCGGTGGAGCTCGGGGCGAGTGCCTTGAAGAGCCAGGGGGGTAGAGGGGCGATCGGTTTGTCGGTGTTGGCCCATGTGTAGCTCCTGCCTGTGTAGTGGCGGGAGGGGGGAGCAATGACGTAATTGCCTTCGCCGCGGGTGTCCAGGCCGTCTCCTAGGCCGTTTGTGCGACCTGAGAGTTTGGTGTCGGGATCCTGGCGGAACACGGCTTGGTAGCCTCGGCCTGTGCGGATGTACAGGGTGTCCTTCAGTTCGGGACTCTTTTGGAGGGCGGCCTCCCAGCTGGGGCGTCCTGCGGGATCGACGTCAACGACAAAAAGGCCGTTCATTCCGGTTGGAAGGCCGATGTTTGCGTCTGGGTAGGCGAGCCACCAGGCGTGGATCTTGGCGGGATCGGTCGTTGCAATGAGAAAGCCGCCCCGGAGGATTGGGTGCTTGCCTCGACGGGGGGAGGTGGGAGAGCATCGGCCACAGCGGCAGAGGCCATCTTTGGTGACGCCCCAAAGAGGAAAAACACAAAAGCCGCGCTCTGCTAGGGCTAGCGCAGCTTCTTCGTGGGTCAGACCAGAGGCATCGAAGTCGATGACGAGGTTGTCGAGCGCTTGGGTCATAACGGTGTTCTGCCTCTACTGGGACAGTCGGAGAGTACGGCGCCTGGACCGTCCCCTCCGACTGCGATCCCCAATAGAGCCGCCTCCAGGCAAGGCGGGGCCTTAGGACGGGGAGTCCATGGGCGTACCCCCATTATACAGCCTCCGGTTTTTGCTGTCAAGGGGTTGTTTCCTTGACCCTGCTATTCGTTTATGTTATGATGGATTTGAGGTGTAGCTATAGCAGATGGCCGTTCAGAGGATTGTTTCGGGCGCTGACCTCCTGGCAGCTCGACGGCTCCTTGCTGTGCGTCTTCGTTTGGAAGGCCATTCTTTTCCGATCATTGCGCAAGTGGTCGAGCAGCAGTTTGCTGAGAAGGGCTTTCCGCTTCCCGCCTCTTGGGGCGCCCGAAGTGCAGCGAACGATGTTCAGCGCGCTATGGATGTGGCGCGAGAGCAGTTGCGGGAGACTACTTCGCAGCTTCGGGAGTTGGAGCTGCAGCGGCTTGATGCCCTGTTTGCGGTGGTGTGGTCTATGGCGATGCAGGGGCAGCAATCCGCGGTAGACCGTTGCATCAAGCTCATGCAGCGGAGATCGGACCTGCTTGGGTTGGATGTGCCTAAGGCTGTGGATATCTCTACGGAGCTGGTGGTGAGGTATGTGAATGACTGGAGAAATCCTTCTGCCCAGGCCGCACTTAGGGCAGGTGACAGTAATGTCATCGACGGCACGCATAAAGCTGTTGGCGGCGGGGAGGAGGTGGCGGAAGACGACGATGGGCGTCTCCGCTTGCCTAGCGGGACACAAGGGGGGACCGGGACTGATTCAGGGAGCGCGGGTTCTGTGGGGAGCTCCGACCTACGATCAGGCGAGAGTGGGATGGGACGAATGTCGGAAAGCGTCCTCGGATACGGCGACCTTCAATCAGTCGAGGATGTCAGTGGAGATCCCAGGGACGCCGGGGAGGCTATTGTTTCGCTCCTTGGACAATCCGGACAACGCCCGAGGTTTGACAGCTGATGGCGTAGTCATCGATGAGGCGGCCTACGTTCCCGAGGAGGCTTGGGAAGAGGTCGTCCGGCCCATGATCATGGACACGAATGGATGGGCGATCCTGATGGGGACGCCCAATGGGCGGAATTGGTTCTGGAGGGCGTGGGGAGCGTACGCGTACAGCACGGATGCGCAGGTGTGGCAGATCCCTGTGTTGGGGTGTGCCATTATGGATGGGCAGCTGATTCGGCAGCCCCACCCTCTCGAGAACGGGGTGATCAAGTTTGAGGAGCTCCAGCGTCTCTTTGCTACGATGTCTGAGCGTGCGTTCCGTCAGGAGATCTTGGCGGAGTTCATTGAGGATGCAGGGGCGGTTTTTCGGAATCTGGATGTAGCGTGTGTGGAGGTACCGCTGCCTGCGCCCTACCCGGACCACAGCTATGCGTTTGGGGTGGACTGGGGGAAGTCGGACGACTTCACTGCGATCTCTGTCTGGGACGCGGACGAGCGGAAACAGGTAGCGCTGGACCGCTTCAATATCATCGATTACGTGTTTCAGGTGCATCGGCTACAGGCGATGGTGGAGCTGTGGCAGCCACAGATCATCATGTCTGAGTCGAACAGTATGGGGGAACCCCTTATTGATCTGCTCGCCTCAATGGATCTTCCGGTGGAGCCGTACGACATGCGTGCTGCTTCCAAGCGCACGTTGATCGAGGAGTACGCTCTGGCCATCGAGCGGGGGGAAGCGAAGTTGCTGAATGACGTCCCGCAGCGGATGGAACTGGAGGCCTTTGAGGTCGAGCAGCTTCCCAGTGGCATTTACCGGTATTCAGCGCCGAAGGGATTGCATGACGATATGGTGATTGCCGGGGCACTGGGATGGAACGCCGTGCAGCTCTGTGGCCCGGCGATGGTAATCGTCTAGGGGGTTCGTTTACATGGCGGGTACCGGACTGCGCATGATGGGGGGCGTTCACGGGAAGCAGATCCCCCTAGATGAGTTGGAAGTTTTCTTCCCGTCTCTTTTTGGTTCCTCGAGTAGGCAGAATGCGGAGGGAGTGTACCAGGTTGTTCCATGGCTCTACCGGGCAGCGAATCTTCGAGCACACTCGCTGTCTGGAATCAAGTACAAGCTCCATAAGAAGGGGTCGGATACACAAGAGTCCGATAACCCCTTCGATGAGACCGATATGCTTTGGCTGTTGTGGAGGTCCCAGCTTGCGCGGTGCATTTGGGGGGCCTCTTTTTGGTTGAAGCGGATACGTTCGAGGGAGCTTCAGTGGCTGAATCCCCGTACGATGCGGGTGGAGGATGAAGGTAACCGGTTCATTCAGAACTATGAGGGCCAGGAGCGTGTCTACACCAAGGACCAGATCGTGTACATGCCCCTGTTCCATCCCACGAATGATGTGGGACCGGGGGTGGCCCCCGCGCAAGTAGCCCTTACGGAAGCGTTGCTCAGCTACAACGCCAGCAAGTTCGGGGAGAAGTATTTCGAGCACGGGGCCATTCCAGCAGTCATTCTCAGTTCTGAGCGTTTCGCGAACATCCCCCAGGCCGAGATCCGACGCATTAGCGATGTCTGGCACCGGCTGTACGGGGGAATCCAGAACGCCTGGCGTACCGCGGTTCTCCGCTTTGGATTGAAGCCGACGGTGATCGGGCACCGACCGCGGGATCTGGCGATGCCGGATCTCAAGGAGGCGGTGAAGCAGGAGATCGCCGTAGCGTTTGGGATGTCGATCACGTACCTTGAGGGCGTGGCGGCGAACGAGGCGACGGACCGCCACGAGACGCTAAAGTATTACCTCAACACCGTGATCCCGGATGCGACCCTGATCGCCGAGACCATGAATCGGCAGTTGTGGTGGCCTCTTGGTATCGAATGGGAATGGCTGTTCGATGACCTCGAGGTGCTGCAGCAGTACGAGGCGGAGAAAGCCTCGGGACTCGCTAGGATTATGAGCCAGATTCTGCGGGTGGCCGACGGCGGGATCCTTACCCGAGATCGGGCGGTCTACGTCGTAGAGCACCTGCTGAAACAGATGTCGTTGGAGATTCCGGATAGTCTTCCAGATGAGGAGCCCGAACCTGAACCAGAACCAGAGCCCCCGGCAGTCCCCGTTCCTCCGCAGCAGGCCCCTCCCGCAGAGGCCCAGGGAGGGAACGCGCCTGCGGTACCTACGAAGGCAGAGACCCAGCAGCAGGTTGGAGAATGTATTGAGGACCTCCGGCTGTGGCGCAAGGTGGTCAAGAGGCATGGTTCCGATCGAGCGTTTGTATCGGATAGCATACCTGATGCCCTCCAAAACAAGATTAGAGAACGCATAGAGGGGCAGTCTACGGAGAACGCGTTGGCGTTCTTCGACCTGCTGTTGGAGGGCAAGCTCGTTCCGCTCTTTTTTCCCAAGGTGGGAGAGGAGCCTTTCGAGCAGGTACCGGCGTCGATAGAGATCTCGGAGGAGGAGCTGGAGGAAGCCATCCAGCGGTGGGATCAGCTCTTCCCTCAGTTTGCGGGAATGTTGGAGGCGACCACTAGTGGCAGTATGGATGTGGGATCCGCTCCGTAAAGCCTACATCGACCCGCAAGGGGAGCCCGTTTCGGCTGATCGAATGCTTGCTCTCAGGGACACGTTTCTGTATGAGATGCAAGAGATTGTGACAGGGGTGACCCAGGATCTCGTGGAGGAGCGCATCACGCTGCAGCAGTGGGAACAGCGGATGCGGGATGAGGTGCGGATCTCCTACGTTGATCTGTACGTGGCCAGCAAAGGGGGGCGCGCTCAGATGTCCCCGAGAGATTGGGGCATTGTGGGCCACATGCTTCGAGATCAGTATGCCTACCTGCGGCAGTTCACGGACCAGATTACCGCGGGGATGGCTCCTGGAGTGATCGGCATGCGCGCGCGGCAGTACATTCGTTCTGCGTCCCAGGCCTTTGAGCGCGCAACGACGGAGCGGTACGGAATGCCTAGACTGACTCAGTACCCAGGAGATGGCCAGACCGCCTGCCATGGGAACTGTCAGTGCCATCTGGAGATTGAGGAGATAGAGAACGGTTGGAATGTGTATTGGTTCCTTGGGATTGCGGAGCACTGCCAGGATTGTGTGGATATGGCGGCGGAGTGGGCTCCCTTGTTTGTGCCTAGGGCTGTCTAATGCCTTCACTTCTGCCTCCTGGGATATCTTGGCCCTACCAGGCCTATCTTGCCCTCTCTATTGAGATTGAGGGGGTGGATGAGTTGATCAAGGCTACGGAGGAGTTGGGCAAGGATATGCGGGAGCTTGAGTACGAGATCTTGGAGGAGTGGGAAACGCAGATGCGTTCCCTGCTCAACACGGCTACCGCAACCTGGACGCACAAGCCTTCCTACGACGTTACGCGTGATGGGTTTATGATCAACAAGCTCGCGCGTTTGGGAGTGCCCTTTGCGATGGGATGGCTTGAGTTCAATGTCAAGGGCTCTGCATTCTTTTATGTGGATCGGGGAACCTATGGACCGTACCCCATTTCAGCGAAGAACTTCGATGTCATGCGATTTATATGGGGAGGGGAGGATTCCTATAGACGGAAGACACCGTACTATCCGGGGCTTGGTGCTGTTGCAGGCGGACCGACTGGTGAAGTCACGCGTCGTAGAATGGTGATCCGTCGGCACGGGATCGCCCCCACAGACATGTCGCTTCGTGCGCTAGAGCTTTCGATGAACGCGTTGGATCCCTACATGGATGGGGAGTTCAATGCGGCAACCAACAGATGGGGAGAGTAAGATGGCGAAAAAGAGACCGTGTCCAGGAAGCAAGATTCGGAGTAAGGGCAAAGGGCGTGGGCTAGGTCGGGGCAAAGGAAAAGGCCCGATCGGAAGGCCCGCGGGACGTTAGTATGCCCTGGACCGTGGCCGACGTCGAGAAGCATAAGCGGGGACTCACAGAGCCGCAGAAGCGCCAGTGGGTGGCCATCGCGAACCGCGTGCTTGCGGACTGCCTGAAAGAGGGTGGGACCGACGAGACGTGTGCTCCAAAAGCGATTCGGCAGGCCAACGGATCCGTAGGAGGAAAGATGGCCGATTCTGTAGATGCTACCATGACGGAAGATGACCTTCTGGTGGCGTTTGGGGGGACCGTCAAAGCAGCGGGAGAGGGCCGCGTCGAGGGCTTCCTCGTTCGCTTTACCTCGAAGGATGAGTTGGACCTCGAGGGCGATTTCTTCGATGGCAGTACCGACTACGACTTTGTGAATGGAGAGCGCTCCGCTGTCTACTACCACCATGGGTCAGACAAGACGCTGAAGCGTCGAAAGCTAGCCGATGGGGCATTGGAGCTT